GCTTCTTTTCGCCGTCCACATAGTCAATTGCGCAAAGAAGCTTTACAAGAGTCTCAAAGTCAATTGTGGCCATCTTGTACTTACGCTTCATTTCCTTAACTTTAACTTCCATCTCTTCAGTCATTCTAGGAGTGTTAAACTTTAGAGTAACAGTTCGGTTACTTTTAGGAAGTACAAAAGTTCTGTATTTATTAATTTCTTCTTCATCAAAAGGTTTGAGCTCAATATCGCCAAGCTTTGCAGTTGTTTCTACAATTTCACCACACTCAGGGCACTTAAGAGTTACCTTGTAATCTTCACCATAAGTCACAATTCTTAATTTATGAAGTAAAAATTCATAATCACCCAAGCACATGTCATAAACATGAATAGCGGGCTTTTCAATAAAGCAATCCTCAATGATGTCTGCGAGTGTCTTCAAGGGCGTGCTAGAAGGAGAGAGTCTTTTCATTTCATCTCTTGCCGTCATGCTTCGGAGTTCAACGTGCGGGTCTACTTTTGTTTCGTAAATTTTGCCACCAGAGGGCAGCTCATAGCCCTCCATAATAGTGTAGTTAGTGTTTCTTTCTGCCATGATAAATTTTACCTTTCTTTTATTTTTTAGATATCACGATTTTCAAAATACTTCTCAAGAATTTCACGAATTAGCGCAGATGTAGTTATATTCTTCCTTTGCGCGACTTCTTTTAGCCGTAGTATAAGCGGCCGTGAAGATTCAAAAGTTTGTATTACTTTATCGCTTCTATCTACTTTTTTTCGTCCCATAAACAGTTGTCCTTTCAGTTATTATTTTGTCCTGGAACAATCATATAATTTAGCAAATGTATAAATAGATTTATTAAATTTATTTAGAGAAAAAAGAAAGATGCCAATTTAGTTTAGCATCTTTCTTTTTAAAGTTTTAATTATTCTTATTCTGCTTCATTCATAATAGCACGGTCGTACTCAATAGTTGCAGTAATTGCACGCTTACCATCATTTTCCTTATCAAAAGCATCTTCAGATAAGCCCTTAATCCAGCATCCGTAAAGTGTCCAAGATCTAACCTGTTCATAATCCTGAGTGTACTCGACGAGTGTGCAGTTGCGCTTATAATCAGCCATACGTCCACCCTTACGAGTATGAACGTTGTAAGCAAGTCCCTGCCAAGCCATGAGAATTGCCTTAGTGTCAATACCAACAACGTCATCAACTTTTACAGAGCCAGAGTTAAATGTAGGAACACCTGCAAACTTAACTACTTCATTACCTCTCTTGTACTGAAGTGTTTCAAGTTCGAAGTGAGGAACATCGGCAGTAAGCACATTAAGCTTAAGAGCTTCCTGAGCTTTTGCAATCTTATCCGAAGCAGGAGCAGCAGAGTGGTCTCCGGTATAAGTTGCCTTTATAATATTATCGAGGTCATCAACAATCAGCGAGAAGAAACCAGTTCTGGCAGCTTCGTAATTCGCAAGATTTGTACTAATGTGTTGAGCATCTAAACTGTTTGCCATAATATATTAATCTCCTTTCAAATTACTCAGTAACTGTTACAGCGGTATCGCCAAGAGAGTCTTCAAGAGAAATCTCAAGAACGAAGTCTTCAACAGCTTCAATCGGAACAATTCTTACCTTAGCTCTAAGCGTAGCTTTCTTATCAGTATATACCTTTTCAATCTTATAGTCTCTTACGCCCTGGTCAGCCTTCATTCTATCGAGTGTAGGAGTGATAGAGTTCTTGAAGTTAATCCAAAGTACATCGCTATTAGGATCAAAAGTAAATCTGCGGCAAGATACATAAAGCTGCTTCTTAATAGTTGTGCAGAGGTGTCTAATGTTTAAGAAGTGCTGTGCAGTAAGGTCACCCTTAGAGGTACCAAATTCTCCAAGAAGACTACAAGTTCTGTTGCCCCAGAGGTAGTAGCTGCCACGGAAGTTAGCAATTACGTTAACTGCAAAAGGCATTTTGTAATCATAAGGAGCAGGTCTCTTATATCTAGGCTCAAGTGCCTGAATAGCAACTTCACCAAGTTTAACAGAAGTACGATCAACAGTGTAGCTAGATACGCCACGAGTATAACCAGCAGCAGCATACCACTCAGCAAAGTTAGAATCAATCATTCTCTTATAGCAAGCAAGGTAGTGGAACGCACCAGGGAATTTCATGTTGCTATCAAAGTCTGTGTCGGGGGTCATCTTGTAAACAACGCTAGGAACTGTACATGTGCAGTAAGGACCATTGTCTGCAGTAATATAGCTCATCTTCTCTGCAGCAGCTAAGATTTTAGCTTCAGGACGGCCTTTTGCGTCATTAACATAGCTAGACTCGTTAATTTCTACTAATGCTACACAGTCGCCACGACCGGTACCAGGAACAGCTTCATAGTCCTCAGTCTGCTTAGCATAAGTAGCAAGACCAACAATTGCTTCATTAGCCGCTTCAAAGTCACTTTCAGAGAAGCAGTCTGCGTGTGCATAGTCGTATGCAGTAATTGCAGCGTTAAGAGCAGCCTCTGCTGCCTCCTTTGCCTTAGCTGCATTAGCTATTGCTTTATCCGCTGCCTTTGCTTCAGCTGAATCTGCATTATAACCTTCTTCTGCCTCAAGCTCTGCTTTAGCCGCTACGGCGTCGTTATAAGCCTTTTCTGCATCGGTATAATCTTTTGTTGCTTTTTCTTTATTCTCAGTGGCAGTCTTAAGGTCATGAGTATCATGAGAAGCTAACAAGCCGTGAGTAACAAATCTAAAGTCATAACTTGCTTTATCCTTAAAAATCTCCCAAGTATCTGTATCAGCAATTCTTTCTAAAGCTTCTACAATTTCTTTGTCTGTGCTAGGTACCTTACCAAGAGATAGATAAATTACGCTAGGATAACCTTGCTTAAGTAGCTCATAAGCCATCTGGTTACCATAGTGTGCAGGGATGTGCTCATTTTCACTTAAAAATGGAGACACTTTACCAATTGTGTCTTCAAAGTCATTTTTAGAGTAGAACTCAAAAACACCGTTTTCATCAGGGAGGGTATAACCAGCATCTACGCCGCCAGCAATGATGTCTTCATTTGTTCTTGCTGAGAAACCACAAATAAGAACAGTGTTATTAGAGTACTCACCGGGAGTGCCGGCAGTAGTTCTATCAATTTCATTAATAAGTATTTTTGGCATACTAAATGAATCTCCTTATTTATTTTAATAATTTTTATACATTAAATTTGTGAGTCACTAAACTCAATTAATTTAGCAAATAATTTTTAGCAAATAAATTGTTCTTTCGTGTCAAGCTCAGGGTCTTCTATTTTCTCACTAAAGTTGTATTCAACACCAATAAAGCGCCAATTCTTTTTATATGGTATACTAAATAGAAAACCATCTTGAAGCTCTAGCTGAATTGTCCAACGATAAAACTGCCCAGGGAAAAGGTGATTTGGAATATCGCTTGTATCAGAAACACTATTTAAAACTCTTAAATTTGCTGTGTGTTTAACTAAGTAGTTATTATAAGGAATTTCTACAATAATTTGTGGGTTATTTATTAGCTTAAATAAAAACTGCCGTACATATTCATCTGCATCAAGTTGTCTTTTTGTATAGATATCTAATTGATAAAGTGTTTTTACTGGAATGACATTCATATGAACCGTCGCAGCATTTGTAGTATCATTTTGAATTACTAAGCCATCAAAAGATTTACTTTGTTTAATTGGATTAGCTATTTCGAGCTCTTTATTTCTAGATATTGTTAATAGAGGCAGTTGTAGCGGCTTATCACCAGAGTCTTCAGCGTGTAGCTCAATAGCTCTCTTTGTTTCATCCGGGTTGAGTACTCTTAGCGTAGAGCTATCAGCTAGCCAACCCTTTATTTTAGCAGTAACTGCATCATCATAATAACTTATTGCCATAGCAAATACTCCTTTCTTAGGTACTCAGCGCGGTTTTTAATATTTGACTGCCAGAAATATTATCTATTCCATAAGTAATTATTCTAGCAAGCTGGTCATACTTTTCATCTTTAAAAAAGAAGATAATTTCATTTTCTTCCCCGGCGCTAAAATACAAATTAGCCAGTAATAAAAAACAAGCGTTTTTTAAGGTAAGCTTATAGTTTTCTACTAGATAATTATTTAAAATTACTTCAGTGCCTCGCATAGGATATAGAGAAATAAGTGATCGAGCTCTAACTAACGTTTTTAGTTTTATAATACTTATAGGTTTTTTACTATCTGTTTTTATCGAAAAAAACATTATTTCTTGTTCTCCGTCGGCTCGTTTATACGGTGTACTAAGTTTTGTATTATTAAACTGAGAGCTTCAGCATTTAAGGTGTAATCTAAAAGTATCTTTCTACTTGTCTCAATACTTTTATTAGTGTATGTATGATTACGCTTATCAAGCCAGCCATCAAACATTTGAGCTTCTTCTGCGTACTTAGTAGAGCCAGCATAATCATTCTGAGCTAGGATAAGCTTTATCATATCTAGTACGACATCTTGTTTTTCGGCTTCGTCTACTATATCATTAACAGTTTTTAAATTTACCTTTTTCTTAGTCTTCTCAGCTTCGACTTTAAATATGTGTCGATAGAGTTCTCGTATCTCAAGTAAAGACCTCAGTTTAGCATTATCGTCACCAGGCTGTTTAGGTTTTTGCATATCTAGTAGCTTTTCTACCTGAGCACTATAATTCGATTTTTGTTCTGCTTGTTCAGGTTGAATACTTTGCTGAATGAATATTTTAGCTATGAGATAGGCATCCTCTACGTATTCACTATTCTTTTTGGCTTTAAGAACTTGATCTTGAAGCGATAAATATTCTATTATATCTAATCCATTATTAGCATAAAGATCGCTGCAGAATAAGATATTTGTCTCATCAAATTTTTTACCGAGCATATTACCCGTAATATATTTATTTATAAAAGAATTATGGACAGCACCGTAAGTATTTATAGTAAGTCTATTAAATATATCTGGTTTATACTCAATTAAGAGTTTTAAAAACTGTGCAAGTGGGTTTACTTCGGGGTTATATCCGAGGGCATTAAATTCAGGAATTAGAATTTTATCTAAGTTCTTTAACTTAGCTACTATACCTTTTGTGTCTTTTTCGGGTGATTCTACACCAGCATATTCCACACTATAATAATCATCATAGAATTTATCGAGTATCGTAGACGGAGCGCCCTCGCTACTTTTAAGTCTTTGAGCTTTTTCAGCAGTCCAGTCCATACCTTGATAAAGCTCTATATCATCATTATCTGGCTCTTCCGGCTTATTAGCTTCTTCCGGTTTAGTTGGTTCTTCTTCCGGGTCTTCGGGTAGCTTGCTGCTATCTTCTAGTTTACTTAAGCTTGCTAAGACGTCTACGGTAGTTTGCTGAATTAGCTGAGCTAATTCGCTTTCAGGATTGTACCGGCCTTCTTGGTCCATTAAGTTTTTCAGCGCGTCCAATAAGCTACCGAGTGTGTTATGTCGGCTAATAAGTTTTTTTCCAATTAAACTTCTGTCAGATAATTTAAGGGTGCTTAAGTCAATCTTTTTTATTTTTTCCTGCTGTCTAGGGTTAGCCCAGTCAGCCAGTGACTTATAATAATTATACTTAGGATGGTTTATATCAATTTGTTTATTTTTATTAATTAATATTTTTAAAACACTTTGACTATCAATAGCCTCAGTGAGAAATGTTATTGGAATATTCATAAATTCTAATCATCCTCTTCTCGGTCAATTAGTAAAGGCATATCTTCTTTTTCATGCGCAGTCATAGTTAAATGCTGTTCATCTATTGACTCATACTCAAGAGCAATTTCACATGCAACAGAAGCAGGATAAATCATAATATTCTGTAGGCTAATTACACGGAATGTTCTTGGCTTAGCCTTATCTAGTCCGCTCGGAACGTCGAAAAGAGCGCCAATTTGAAGCCCTGGTAAATCATAAGGCACATGAATAATAGAAGAGCCTTCTTGGAGCTCTGCAACCCAGCCCATCTTCTTAAGCGATTTCTGGTCAGGGTGCTCTTGAAAGATACAGCCAACCGTAATTCCAGGCTTATATCCACTAATTAGATCGCCTCTATTGTCATAGTCTTTATTTTTTAAAGGTTCTTTATAAATGACGTTAATACCGTGTAACCGGGTCATTTCTTTAAACCAAGCACGATATAATTTTATGTCATTTCCACGGATGAGAAAGCCATAGTCATTTCTAGCGTCTGACATTCCTAGAGCTCCTTTCTAAAAAGTACCTTAAGGAGAGCCTAAACTCTCCTTAAGTTTTAAGTTAAACTAGTTTTTAGCGGTTTTAAAAGATTCAGTAATAAAGGTTTTATTTTCAGTATAACCAGTAATAAAGAACTGCTTATCATTGCCAAGCTTTTCATTTAAACCACGTAAAGTAACTTTATCTGCCGCAATTAAAGCCTCATTAAAAGTATATGTGGTTTTTCTTGTATTACCAGAAGTAAAATGAATTACGCCTTCTACCATAAGCTTCTTATCTTCATAAGTGCAATCCTTGAGTCTGAAGCCGGCAACGTTGCCATAAAGTTCTACTAAAGAACTGGAAATAAGATTCTCGAGAGC